AAAAGAAAAAGACGAACTAAAGCTGAAATATTAGCAGCTGAAAGTCAAGGATTAGGAGATACAGTAGAAAAAGTATTAGAAGTTACAGGAATAGCAAAGGTTGCTAAGTGGTTGCTTGGTGAGGATTGCGGGTGTGATGCACGTAAAGCAAAGTTAAACGAGTTATTTCCTTACAGACAGCCTAAATGCTTAGAGCAACCTGAGTACGATTGGTTAAAGGAATGGTTTGACAAAAACACGAATGTAGTAAAGCCAAGTGAACAAAAAACAATAATGAATATTCACAGCAGAGTATTTGGAGTAAGAAACGAACCAACAAGTTGTGCTTCTTGCCTTTTACACAGAATAGAACAATTAAAAACTGTATTTAATACTTACGAAAATGAAGTTAGTTAAGATAAGCGAGGTTAAACCCAACCCGAAGAATCCAAGAATAATAAAAGACGGAAAATTCCAAAAGTTAGTTAAGTCTATTCAAGAATTTCCTGATATGCTAAATAAACGCCCTCTAATCGTTTTTACTGACGTAGATAACAAATACGTTGTCTTGGGTGGTAATATGCGTTTAAAAGCTTGTAAAGAGATAGGATTGAAAGAAATACCTATTATAGTTGCAGACGAATGGACAGAGGAGCAAAAAAACGAATTTTTAATAAAAGATAATGTAGGTTTTGGAGAATGGGATTGGGATACATTGGCAAATGAATGGGATGTAGAAATAATGAATGATTGGGGATTGGAAATACCAAATTTTGATTCATTTAATGACTCGGACGAATTATTGGATATTAATGATATTGATTTTGTAGAGGAGTTTTCTGAATCAGTTAATTTTATTATTAAGTGTGAAAATTTAGAACAAATGGAAGAATTAAAAACTAAATTAAATACTGATGCGCAAAAGATAGGTTATAATGATTTTTTAATAAAAGTTGGATTGTGAAAATTGCAGTAATTGAAATATATCCTAACAAAAAGTTAGATAAAAAAAAGGCTATTGATGCGCATTTAAGAAATTCTATTATTATTTCAGAGTATTTAGGAGCGGATTTGCTTTGTGTTGAAAATGATTTTATAAAAGCACTAAATAAAAGTTATGATATTTTAATTTTAGGATATGCTTCGGGATATGCTCCTTTTCAATTAATAAAAAGATTAGTAAATAATAATCCTAACGCGCGAAAAATAGTATTATCAAATGAATATAACATAGTGCCAAGCATTGGAGGTTTTCAACCTTACGATTTAATTGCTAATTATGATAAAATAAAAAGCAAAGGAAACACAATAAAGAAATTCTTTACATTAAATCTTAATCTTTTATTTGCAAGAGAGCCAAACGCATTAATTACAAAAAAATATGATTGTATTTATTATGGCACATTTAGAATTAATAGGTCAAAATATTTCAAAGAATATTTACAGGAAAATATATATCTAAGCACCTCAGATAAAAATTTTAAAAAATACAAGCATGTAGGAGCAAATCCTAAGTATATTAAAAAACTATCTTGGGAGCAAAAAAGAGAAACTTTAAATCAATTTAGGTATTCGTTATATATTGAGGATAATTATACGCACTCAGTATTTAATAATTTGGCAAATAGATGGTATGAGGCAGGTTTCTGCAATAATGTAGTTTTTTTTGATGTCAATTGTATTAATACAATAAGAAAATCGGAAATAGGATATTTTGAGGAGCAGATTAAATTTTATATGGTTTCAAGTCATGAGGAACTGCAAAATAAAATAAATGAATGTAACAAAGATTTTGAAAAGCATTTAGCAATTCAGAAAATGTGGAGAATGTCTGAACTTCAATTGAGGGCTGAAATGATGCACAAATTAAAAAGTATTATTTTCGCATAATAAAACACCGAAAAAACACCGATTTATGGATAAAATTGATAATTTGAAGCCTGCATGGCAAAAGGGCGAAAGCGGCAATCCTAATGGCAGACCTAAGGGAAGCAAGAACAGGAGTACGATTGCGCGTTATTGGTTAGAAGTTAATCAAAACTTAAAAAATCCATTAACAGGAGATAGTGAAATAATGAGCCAAGAGGATTTAATGACTTTGGCTTTAATTAAAAAAGCACGTGAGGGGGATGTAGCAGCTTACAAAGCACTCATGGATAGTGGGTACGGTGCTCCATTACAACAGATAGAACAAACGATTTTAGAACAACCTTTATTTCCAGATGTTCAAGAGGACAACAGCGACAAATAAGGTACTTGCTTTAAAAAGACGGATTAAAATAATTCAAGGAGGAACTTCGGCTTCCAAGACTTATTCTATATTAGCAGTCTTAATAAATAAAGCAATACAACAACCTAACTTAGAAATAAGCGTAGTTGCTGAATCAATACCACATTTACGTAGAGGTGCTTTAAAAGACTTTGTTAAAATACTTAAATGGACTAACCGTTTTAATGATGAGCAATTTAATAAATCATTACTAACTTATAAATTTAAAAATGGCAGCATTTTTGAATTTTTTAGTGCGGACGATAGCAGTAAGTTACGTGGTGCTCGTCGTGATGTTCTATATATTAACGAATGTAACAACGTAACCTTTGAATCTTATAATGAGTTAGCAATACGTACAAAGAAAGCTATTTATTTAGACTTCAATCCAGCTAATGAATTTTGGGTACATACGGAACTAAAAGACGATGAGAATAGCGACTTTTTAATTTTAACGTACAAAGATAATGAAGCTTTAGATATTGACATAGTTCAACAAATAGAAAATAAGCGATTAAAAGCAGAAACAAGTAGCTATTGGGCTAATTGGTGGCGTGTGTATGGTTTAGGTGAGATAGGAATGTTAGAAGGTGTTATATTTAGCAACTGGAAGCAAATAGATAAATTACCTATTGAAGCTAAATTAATAGGAATTGGTCTTGATTTTGGGTATAGCGTAGACCCAACTGCAATAATAGAAGTTTATAATTGGAACGGTAAAAGAATAATCAACGAACTTGCTTATCAAACAGGAATGCTTAATTCAGATATTGCAAAGATACTACCAAAACACGTAGTGGTATATGCTGATAGTTCAGAGCCTAAATCAATAGACGATATAAAGAGATACGGCATAACAATTAAAGGCGTAACAAAAGGAAAGGACTCGATAAACTTTGGTATTGACACAATGCAACAGCAAGAGTATTTAGTTACTTCTAACAGCGTTAATTTAATAAAAGAACTTCGGGCCTATACTTGGGATTCAGATAAAACAGGAAAGCGTTTAAATAAACCTATTGACAATTTTAACCATGCTATTGATGCTTTGAGGTATCATGAAATGGAAACTTTAGGAATAAACGCAACTTACGGACAGTATTTTATTAAATAATTTACACCAATGACAGATGACCTCCCGATAATGGTACACACAGTTGAGCAATTCATTCAGGATAAGACTGGAAAAAAGGTGAAAATAATATTTAATGACCCTATGAAAATACGAATGCACACAAAAATGCTAACACAAGCATACGATATTGCATTTGCTTACTACAATTCTAAAAATAAAAGTTAAACAAATATGAAAGCAGAACTAAAAGTTCCTACTAAACTAAGTGAGATTCCATTAACAGCCTATCAAGAGTTTATAAAGCTTATTGATAAGTCCAACGATAATGAGTTAATTGCACAAAGAACTATCCAAATATTTTGTGGCTTAGAAATGAAAGATGTTTTGCAGATACGTTGGGATTCTATTTTAGAACTCACCAATCACTTTGCGGAATTATTTAAACAAAAACCTGCTTTTCAAAATAGGTTTAAATTAGGTGAACACGAATTTGGATTTATTCCAAACTTAGAAGAAATGAGTTTTGGAGAATACATTGATTTGGAGTCTAATATCGGAAGCGTAGAAAACTTCCACAAGGCTATGGCTGTAATGTACAGACCGATTACTCAAAAACGAAAAGACACTTACCAAATATTACCATATACCGGTACTGACGAATTCGCAGAGGCTATGAGATACGCACCGCTTGACGTGGTTATGGGTGCTACGCTTTTTTTTTGGAGTTTAGGAAACGACTTAGTACAAGCTTCTCTTTCATATTTAGAGGAGGAGATGGAGAAGAATCAGAAGTTGAACACGACTATTCAGAACGGACTCAATTCTCTAAACAATGGGGATGGTACAATTCAATCTATGCAATCGCTAAAGGCGACCTTACAAAGTTTGATGAGGTTACCCGAATGGGAGTTAGGAAGTGCCTCACGTGGCTCACATACGAACGACAAAAAAACGAAATTGAACACAGAGAATTTAACCGTAAATTAAATAAACATGGCTAACTATTTTACATTACTAAATACTTTAAGAACCCACTTTGAAAATGATGCGTTCATAAACACGGTTACGGAGGGAGATATATTCAAAGTTGATTTAGCTAAACAAACAATATTCCCTTTAACTCACATTATAGTTAACTCAAGTTCTATTGAAAATAATATCATTCGTTTTAACGTAAGTATTTTGTGTATGGATATTGTAGACATTTCTAAAAACACAGCTACGGACCAATTTATAGGAAATGACAATGAACAAGACGTACTGAATACAATGTTTTCTGTTCAGAATCGATTATACGATGTTTTAAGACGTGGTGATTTATACTCTGATAATTTTGTAACGGAGGGTAACGCAACATTAGAACCATTTGCAGAAAGGTTTGAAAACTACTTAGCTGGTTGGACAATGACCTTAGATATTTTGATGTCTAACTCAATGACTATTTGCTAATGACTGAAGTATTACAAGCCTTAGAAAAGTTTAGAGATGAGGTCGTAAAAGAGGCAAGAAGTCAACTTGCGGCTAAAGGAAAAAACTCGTCAGGTGCTTTGTCTAAATCAATTCAAGGTGAAGTAAAACAGATGCCTAATTCAATAGGTATTTATTTCAGTATGTTGCCCTATGGTAACTTTCAGGATAAAGGGGTTAACGGAACGCAGATAAATCATGGTGCACCTTATTCATTTAAAAGCAAAGGTGGTGTAAAAGGTTTAAAAGGAATGCCTCCACCAAGCAAGTTAGACAGTTGGATGGTTCGAAAAGGAATAGCACCAAGAAACGCTGGTGGACAATTTACCTCAAGAAAGGGGTTGCAGTTTTTAATTGCACGTGGAATATTTAAAAAAGGAATTAAGCCAAGTTTGTTTTTTACTAAGCCATTTGAGGATGCTTTTAGAAGTTTGCCTGATGACTTAGTAGAAAAATACGGATTAGATATGGAACAAGATTTATTAACGATATTACAAGAGAATTTAAGACGAATGATATGAGTATATTTGCACGAAGCCCCTATATTGTAGAAATTAGTGAAACAGGACAAGAGGGTTCTAAGGTTCAATTATTTATTTGGAATGGAACGGGCTCTGCTCCAGCTAATCCGCAGTACACTTTAGATAAATTAATTCCAGCCTCAAACAACGTAAAGACGTATTACAATATTTCTCCGTACATTCGAGAGTACATTACTTGGAATACAAGACAAACACCTTATAACACTTTTTCAGCAAGTCAAACAACACAATGGTGTAACGTTAAAATAAAGAAGTTTAAATTAGATGCTGGTACATATACTCAAGTTGGCAGCGATATAAACCTAAAAGCATTTGATGGATTTGGATATTATGAACAAGGTTACAACCCAAGTTTGACTTACGATATTTTACACGATGAGGGTACTTTTACTTACGCCTACGATGCTGCTATAAATTACGGAACTAACTCAAATTACTACGGTGGTTTTATCATGGTTCAAACAGGCACAACTTACAAAGCTCGTTATAGAAATTTAATTACAGGTGCTTCATTTACTCAGACTTTAAACAACGATCAACTTGTAGATGTACTTAGAGTTTACCCAAGTTATATTGCTGCTGGAAATAGCTTAGAAATTTTGAATACTTCAAACGCTGTTATTTGGAGTGGTATTTTTAAACCAAACTTAAATTGCCGTTATACGCCTGTTGTGTGCGACTTTGTAAATAAATATGGGTGTTGGCAAAGGACATGGTTTTATGCTGCTTCTAATGACACGTTAAGCGTTGAAAACACGAATTATAATTTAATGCAATCAACCTTTGCAAACTACAATACTTTGGAAGGTCAAACAAAGAGCTTTAACACAAACGGTAAAAAATCACTTAAGGTAAACACGGATTGGGTAGATGAGAGTTACAACGATTTACTTAAACAACTCATGCTAAGCGAAAGAATAGTTCTAAATAATTATCCAGCAAGTCTTAAAACACAAAGCACAGAATTATTCAAGAATATAAACCAAAAGACAATCAACTACACATTAGAATTCGAATTTAATTACAACGCAATCAACAACGTAATATGAAGCGTACAGTCCAAGTTTATATTGAGGGTGAGCAAGTTGAATTATTCAATGATGAGCAAATTAGTGTCAACTCAAGTGTTCAAAATATTTCAGATATTTCAAAAGTATTCACTGACTTTTCGCAGAGTTTTACCGTTCCAGCTTCAACGCATAATAATGCGATATTTAACCACTTCTATCAGTCAGACGTAGAACAGACCATTGACTCTAACAAAAGACGAACAGCATGGATAGAAATCGATTTAACGCCATTCAGACGAGGTAAAATTCAGTTAGAAAAAGCCAACGTAAAAAACGGACAAGTAGAAAGTTATACAATTACATTTTACGGTGATATTCTTGCGTTGAAAGATAAGTTTGGAGAGGATAAATTGTTTAACTTAAATTTAAGTAGTTTAGAGTTTGAGTTTAATTCTACGGAGGTGTACGATAGAATCACGGACTTAGCTACGGATTATGATGTACGTTACCCACTAATTGCCAACACGAGATATTGGACTTACAACGATTCAGGAACACAAGATATTACTCAAAATGCTCATGCCATTCAATACGATGAGTTGTTTCCTGCTGTAAAGATTAGTAAAATATTTGAAGCTATTGAAACAGATTACGGTGTTACATTTCAAGGTACATTTCTAAGTGATCCAAGATTTACACAATGTTTCTTGTGGGGTAAAAATACAACTGAATATACTTGGGTAAGTGAACAGTCAAATATTGATATTGACCAAATTGTAGCAACGGTTGTTGATCCAAGTTTACCGAATCCAGCTAACTATGTAAATATTTACACAAGCGAAATAAACGTACAATATTTAATAGGTGTTCAAAGCCACATAGTTACGTTTGACATACTTAATTTAAGTGCTGTTGGTACTTGGTATATAGACGTATATCAAGACGGTAATTTATTTCAAACTGTTCAAGGGGATTCAACAGGAACATACGGAAATATTAGCATTCAAAATACAGCTGGTTTAAACACCGTTTTAACATTTAGACTTCGAGCAACTGCTGCTATGGATGTGGATATGTATATTATATATCAAATGTTGGGTACGAATGGAATTACTAATTATGCTCAAATGAGTACGGTAACAACTTCATTAACAGGAAACGTAAATTTAAACAACGTATTGCCTGACATGAAGATTGCTGATTTCTTCGCTGGGGTTTTAAAGGAGTTTAACATGACTTGCGTAGGTATTGAAGAAGATGTTTATGAGGTTTTACCTTTAGACGATTGGTACGGTCAAGGTGCAATTGTAGATATTACTCCATACACAATTACAGATGAGATTGATTACGAGAGAATTAAGTTGTATAAGAAAATTAGTTTTAAATATCAGGATAGCGAATCGTTTGTAAACAAAGACTATTTTAAGACGAACAACCAACAGTACGGAAACTTAGAATATCAATTTACTTACGATGGTGAAGAATACACAGTAGAAAGTCCATTTGAGAATTTACTCTTTACAAGAGCAATTAATGGAGGTGGTCAATACGCAATTTTAGGATATGCTTTAAATGAGAATTTTCAATCTTACGTTCCTAAGCCTTGTTTAATGTATTTGTACGGTTCAAGTCAATCGTTAGCACATGACATTAAATTCTTTGACGGTACGACTCATTTCAATATTGACACTTACGCTTTGTTTGGTCAGGACTTAACTTACCAAAACACGAAATACAGTTTAAACTTTGGAGCAGATAATTCAATTATTCATAATGAAACAATTCAACAAGGTTTATACGCTACTTACTATTTTCCGTATTTAACTAATTTATTCAATCTTAAAAACAGATTGGTCCACGTAAAGACGATATTGCCAATTAGCCTATTAACTAATTTAAGGCTAAATGACAGACTTATAATAAGAGATAAGAGATATATCATAAACGAAATGAAATCTAATCTTACAAACGGTGAAGTAGAGTTTAGTTTATATTTAGATTTTCGTCCGTTGATTGCTCAAGATATAATCCAACCAAATAAAGATGCTCAATGTTTAGACGTTCGTGTTAATTTACCAAACGGTGCGGTAAGTGCAGATATTACAACAAGTTTTGGAGGCGTTACCATTACACCAAGTACAATTACAAGTAGTTCAACGATTGAAGTTTGTATTCCTGAAAACACGAATAGTCCAAGTAATTTATTAGCAGAAAACAACGATGAGATAATAACAGAGATATTCCAAAACATTGTAACGGAAAACAGCAGTCAACAAGTAATCACTTTGACAGTTACATATACGTTTACTGACGGAAGCCAAGCAAGTAACCAAATAACAATAATACAGCAATGATAGGTTTAATTTTAGAACTGTTAAAAACGAGTGATTTTTATAACGTGAGTGAGGTGGTTGATATTGCCAAAGGAAAACACGAATACACTCCAAAATTTAAAAAGATTTATAAACAACAACTTAGAAAAAACTATAAATGGAAACAAGGACAGTCCAATTAAACGTACAGACCAACGCAGCAACTACTCAAGATGAGTTTAAAAGGTTGCACCAAGAAATCGCTAAAGCTGAACAAGAGTTTGAGGACTTAAATAATACGCTTGGTGAAACTGATGCCGCTACCGTAGCCGCTAAACAAAAAGTTACAGACCTTAGAGGTGCTTATACTCAATTAAATCAAACGGCAACAGACTTAGACGGTACTTTCGAACAAGTTTACGGACAGTTACAACCGTTGACGACACGAATGGGTGAAGCGGAAGACCGTTTATATGAATTAGCTTTAGCTGGTAAACAAGCAACCCAAGAATATAAAGATTTAATGGTTGCTACTCAAAACTATTTGCGTACTCAACAAGAAGTTGATAGGCAAGTAGATGCTGGTTCAATGCCTATGGCACAAAAGTTAACTATGGCTGTTGGTGGTGTTGCTGGTGCATTTGCTACGGCAGAAGGTGCTATCGCTTTATATGGTGTTGAATCTCAAGAAATGGAGAGAACAATGATTAAGTTAAATGCTGCTGTGGCTTTAACTTCAGGTATCGCTGCTGTAAATGAGGCTATTCCAGCATTTAAAGCTATGGGTGCTGCCGCAAAAGCAAGTGCTGCGGGTGTTGCTATATTAAACGCTGTAACAACTGTACAAACTTTTGTTACGGGAGCCGCTACAACTGGATTAAAAGCATTTAGAATAGCATTAGTTTCAACAGGTATCGGGGCTTTGGTAGTGGGTATAGGTTTATTAGTTGCAAATTTTGATAAAGTTTTACAACTTTTTTCTCCATTGATAAACGGATTTAAAGCGTTGGGAGATTTAATTGGATTGACAAATTTTGCTGCTAAAAAAAGGTCAGAAGATGAGAAAAAACGTATAGATAAAGAAATAAAAGACCAACAAAGACTTCAAGTAGTAAAGGAAAGAAATTTTAATAGTGAACAAGCCGCTTATGAACGTAGAATTAAACTTGCCGAAGCGGAGGGTAAAAGCACTTTAGAATTGGAAAAAGCTAAAATAAATGCCTCGATAAAATATCAACAAACAAGAAAAAAAGAATTAGAACAAAGATTAGTTTTTCTTAAATTATTAGCAAAAGAGCATGAATTTATTGGTGAAGGATTAGGTTTAACGGATTCATTACAAGAATTATCAGGCGAGATTGAAAAAATTAACAATGATATTTTAGATCAACAAAATGAACTTAAAATATTAGATATAGAAAGCAAGAAAAAACCAACTACATCAACATCAACATCATCAACCACTTCTAAAACTGAAAAAGAAAAACTTGATTTAACGCGTCAAAATAGAGATAAAGAGATTGCATTAATGCAAGAGGGTATAGAAAAAGAACGTACAATAATTAAAGAAAAATACAAACGAGAGAAAGAAGATTTAGAGGCAAATTCTAAGGATAAAATTGTAGATAAAGAACAGTACGCTGCTGCTGAAAAATTAATAGATCAAAATTTAGAAAAAGAATTAAAAGAATTACGTGAAAAATATAAAGAAGACAGATTAAAAACACGAGGCTTTACTATTCAAGGTTTAATTGACGATAAACAAAAAGAGGTTGAAATAGAAATGGAAGCCTCTATGAAAAAAATTGAAATTGCCAAAGAAGAAGCTGAAAAAAAGAAAGAAATTGAAGAAGAATTAATGAGTGCTAAATTTCAAATAGCAAAAGACTCATTACAACTTATTTCTGAAATAACTACTTTATTTGGAAGTCAAAATGAAAAAGCAGCAAGGAGAGCATTTCAAGTTGATAAAGCGGCTAAATTAGCAAGTGCAACTATTGCTGGTATTGAGGGAACTATCGAAGCATATAAAACTGCTCAAAAATCACCTATTACTGCTGTGTTCCCTGCTTATCCTGTTATTCAAGCTGGTTTAGCAGGTGCTTTTGCTGCCGTTAATATTGCTAAAATATCACAGTCCAAGTTCGGAGGCTCTACTTCTACTTCTCCTTCAGGTGGGGGTGGAGCTGCGGCTGGTGGTGGTGGAATGACTGCACAATTCAATACGATAGGCACAAGTGGAATAAACCAATTAGCAACTTTACAACAACAGCCTGTACAAGCGTATGTGGTAAGTGGTGAAGTTACTTCTGCTCAATCCTTAGATAGAAATAGAGTACAAAACGCAACATTATAAGTTAAAGAGTTATGGAAAAGTTCGAGATTATAGAATTACTGATTGACGATAATAAAATTACAAGTGGTATCAATGCGGTTTCAGTTGTTGAAAGTCCAGCAATCGAAGAAAACTTTGTAGCCTTAAAAAAACACGAAGTAGAACTGAAAGAAGTAGACACAGAGAAACGTATTCTAATGGGTGCTGCTTTAATTCCTAACAAACAAATCTATCGTAAGAATAAAGACAAAGAGTTCTACATTTATTTTAGTGAGGACACAGTACGTAAAGCATCTGAACTTTTCTTAATGAGAGCCAACCAAAACAACGCAACCTTAGAGCACGAAAAGAAAATGTTAGAGGGAATGTCAGTTGTAGAAAGTTGGATTATTGAAGATGAGAAATTAGATAAGTCAGTTAAATACGGATTTAGCTTACCTAAGGGAACTTGGATGATTTCAATGAAAGTAAACAACGATGAGATTTGGAATAAGGTAAAAGCGGGTGAAGTTAAAGGATTTTCTATCGAGGGTTATTTTGTAGACAAATACGAAATGAGCCTACAAGAAAACGAAGAACAAGAAATGATTGAAAAATTAAAAGACTTAATAAATAAATATGAAAACAGAAAGTAAAGTTAGCCCACGAGGCGGAAAAAGAGGATGTCTATGTAAAGACGGAACATACAAAAAGAAATGTTGTGACGGTAGCTTAGAAGCTCAAGGAATAGGAAAAACAGCTGGTACAGGAACAGATGTAGTAAATGTAACAGAAGACAACGGAGTAAGAACTATCGTTCGTCAAAACAGCTAAAAAAGGAACAAGTATAAATTCAAAAGTTAATAAGTTATGAATACACTAAAAACAGTTTACGGTAAACTATTCAAAGAAGAAACTAAGTTGGCTTCGCATGAAGTTGAATTAGGAATGATTCAAGATTTTGAAAATAGAATTGAATTGTTTAGAAAAGAAAACCAACAAGTTATTGAGTTAATAAATAAAGTTAGTGCATTTAAAAGTCAATTTAAAGCATTGGATAAAAAATTAATGGCTGATTTTGATAAATTAAAAAATGAAGGTGATAACATTTGGAAAAAATCAAAAGAATTAGGTTTAGAAACTGACCCGGCATTTAAATTGAAAGCAAGTGTTTCAAGCATTTATGGTAATGGTTGGGATATGGACGCAGTAAACTTTTTAAGAAAATAAATAAATAAATAAAAATGAAAAATAGCTTAATAAACCAAATCAAAACTTTGCTCGGAATGGAAGTAAACCTTGAGCAAATGAAATTAGCTGACGGTGTAACAGTTTTAGAAGCTGATGTATTCGAAGGTGGAAACGAAATCTTTATCGTAACAGAAGACGAACAAAAAATACCTGTTCCTGTTGGAGAATACGAATTAGAAGATGGACGTATTTTGGTAGTAGTAGAAGAAGGAATAATCGCTGAAGTGAAAGAGAAAGAAGTAGAAGAAGAAGTAGAAGAAGCTCCTGAAGCAGAAGTAGAAGTAGAAACTGAAAAGAAAGAAGAAATGGAAACTGAAAAAACAGCTCCTAAGAAAACTATCGAATCAGTAGTTAAAGAAACTTTCTTTTCTGAAATCGAAAAACTACAAGCTGAAAACGAAACTTTAAAAGCTGAATTAAGCAAATTGAAAGAAGAAAAAGAAGTAGAACTTTCCGAAGTTAAACCAATTTCTTTCAACCCAGAAAACGAAAACAAAGTAGAATCTATTAAAATTGCATCTAAAAGACCTCGCACTATTATGGATTCAGTATTAGAAAGACTAAATAAGTAACAATTAATTTTTAAATAAAAAAAAATGCCAACAACAACTTCAATCACAACTACTTACGCTGGAGAGTTTTCAGGTAAGTACATTGCAGCAGCTTTATTGTCTGCTCCAACATTAGAAAAAGGCGGTATGACTATCATGCCAAACGTGAAGTACAAACAAGTAATCAAAAGAGTAGCTACTGATGACATTATCAAAAATGCAACTTGTGATTATGACCCTACTTCAACTATCACATTGACAGAGAGAGTTCTTCAACCAGAATCTTTCCAAGTTAACTTGACTTTGTGTAAATCAGATTTCCGTTCAGATTGGGATGCTATCCAAATGGGTTATTCTGCATTCGACGTATTACCTAAGTCTTTCGCAGATTTCTTAATCGCACACGCTGCTGAAAAAGTAGCTGCTGGAATGGAAACTTCTATTTGGCAAGGTGTTAACGCAACTGCTGGTCAGTTCGCTGGTATCATGACACAATTAACAACTGATGCTGCTTTACCTGCTGCTCAAGAAGTTGCTGGAACTACTGTAACAGCTGCTAACGTAATCACAGAGCTTGGTAAAATTGTTGATGCTTGTCCTGCTGCTCTTTACGGAAAAGAAGATTTGAAAATCTATGTTTCTTCTAACATTTACAGAGCTTACGTTCGTGCATTGGGTGGATTTGCTGCTGCTGGAGTAGGTGCTAACGGTTACGATAACAAAGGAACTAACCAATCATTAAGTGATTTATTCTTTGACGGTGTTCCTGTATTCTTGGCTAACGGACTTGCTGCTAATACTGCTTTACTTTCTCAAACTTCTAACTTGTACTTTGCAACAGGTTTGATGAATGATATGAACGAAGTAAGAGTAATTGATATGGCTGACAATGACGGTTCACAAAATGTACGAGTAGTTATGCGATTTACTGCTGATGCTAAGTATGGTTTTGCATCTGACGTTGTAACTTACGGTATTACAAACTCTGCTAACTAATATAAACTAACTTAAAACGAGGGGAGGTAAAATGCCTTCCCTTTTTTGTTTAACATTAAAAATATAATAAAATGAGCTGTGATATAGCAAACGGAAGATTAGAAGCCTGTAAAGATGCAATTTCAGGACTTTTAAACATTTACTTCATTAACTATGGAGATTTAGCAACAGAAGACATTACTTACGGTACTTCGGGTAATTCTGATGTAATCGAAGCGTGGACTCCAGCCTCTCAATTGTCTTTGTACAAATATGAGTTGAAAGGTGCTAATGGATTTGAACAAACTATCCAAACTTCAAGAGAAAACGGTACTACATTTTTTGAGCAAGTATTGACTGCACAATTGAAAAAGCAAGACATCGCTACACACAAGAATGTAAAAATGTTAGCTTACGGACGTCCAAGAATCGTAGTTGAAACTCGCGACCACCAATATTTCTTGGCTGGACTTGAGCAAGGATGCGACGTAACTGCTGGTACTGTTTCTTCAGGAACTGCAATGGGAGATTTCAACGGATATAACTTGACATTTACTGCAATGGAAAGAATCCCAGCAAACTTTTTAGATTGTACTACTGAAAGCGAATTAGCTGCTATCTTTAACGATGGTACTGATGACGCTTTAATCGTTACCAATTAATCCATATATATCTTGCAGAAAGACCCTACCATAACGGTGGGGTTTTTTGTTTTTGGACAATTTCTAAGTTTTGGCGTTATAGATATATGATTGTACTAACAACAGATGTAACTCCTCAAACTTTTGTGTTTATTCCACGTAGTTCGACTTTTGATACGGTTGAAATAACGGACGATCAAACCAATGAAACGGTATCTTTAGAAGAATGGGAATTTACAGAGGGAGATTATTATTCAACTTTAGAAGCTGAATTTGCTTTAGTTGAAAATCATTTTTACAATTTAGAAATAAAAAACGGAACTGAAATAATTTACAGAGATAGAATATTTTGTACAGACCAAAGTATAGTAAGTTTTTCAGTTAACAACGGACAGTATGTTTCAAACACTACTGGCAATACATTTATAGTTTATGAGTAATATACACGTTTTAAATTTAAGTGCTTATACAACGCCTACGATTCAAGAATCTAAAAGAGATGCTTGGGTTGAATTTGGCGAAGACAATAATTACTACCAATATCTAATCGACAGATACACGAATTCTACGACAAATAACGCGATTATAAACAATATTAGTAGATTAGTATATGGACGCGGTTTGAGTGCGTTAGATGCTTCTAAAAAGCCAAATGAGTACGCCCAAATGATGACTTTGTTCAATAAAGATTGTATTCGTAAAATGGTTATGGATAGAAAAATGTTAGGGCAGTTCGCTATCCAAGTACATTATTCAAAAGACCACAAGACTATTTTAAAGGCTTATCATATACCTGTTAACTTATTAAGAGCTGAAAAGTGCAATAAAGAGGGTGAAGTTGAGGCATATTATTATTCTGATAATTGGTTAGACGTTAAGAAATACGCACCTAAAAGAATACCTGCATTTGGATATTCAAATGAGCAAATAGAAATTTTATTTGTAAAGCCTTATGCTGTTGGAATGAAGTATTATGCTTATCCTGATTATCAAGGTGCTATTCCATACGCTTTACTTGAAGAAGAAGTAGCTGACTATTTAATTAACGAGGTTCAAAACGGATTTTCGGGTACTAAGGTTGTGAACTTTAACAACGGTGTTCCAAGTGAGGAACAACAAGAAATTATTTCAAATAAAGTTTTAAGTAAATTAACAGGTTCGAGAGGTCAAAAAGTAATCGTAGCTTTTAACTTAAACCAAGAATCTAAAACTACTGTTGACGATATACCTTTAAATGATGCTCCAGACCATTACACGTACTTATCTGAAGAATGTTTACGTAAGATAATGTTAGGACATAACGTTACTTCACCTTTGTTATTTGGTATTGCTTCAAGCAATGGGTTTTCAAGTAACGCAGACGAGCTACAAAACTCAAGTATTCTATTTGATAACATGGTTATTAAGCCATTACAAGAGGAATTATTAGATGCGTTTGATACGATTTTAGCTTATAATGGAATTGCTTTAAAGTTATTCTTTAAAACGCTTCAACCTTTAGAATTTACAGACTTAGAAAACGCACAAACAGAGGAACAAGTAGCAGAAGAAACAGGAACGGAATTAAGTTCACAAACTGATGCGTTAGCACAAGCATTAATTGACTTAGGCGAAGACGTTGATCCTGAATGGATATTAATAGACGAACACGAAGTAGATTACGATACAGACGATTTAGATAACGAAATACTAAGTAAAGAGCCTAAACAAAGTTTATTGTCTAAGGTTGTAAATTTAGTTAGCACAGGCGACCCAAGACCAAATTTAAGAAGCGGTCAAGATGCGGTAATTGACGGTGTTAAATTTTTAACTCGTTATGTTTACGCTGGTGATACAGGAGGTAAGTCAGGAAAAGGCAGACCATTTTGTAAAGCAATGATGGGAGCTAATAAAGTTTATCGCAAAGAAGATATTCTTAAAATGGATGGACAAGCTGTTAACCCGGGTTTTGGTATAAACGGAGCTGCTAAATATTCTGTATGGTTGTATAAAGGCGGTCCTAATTGTTACCACCGTTGGAACAAACAAGTTTATGCAACATTTGAGGGTAAAGCTATTGATGTGAATGAAGCTAAACAGATTGCTGGACGTAAAGCTGAAAAATTAGGTTACATAATTAAAAATCCAACTTTGGTAAGTCAAAGACCTTTTGATATGCCAAACAGAGGATATTACAAAAAATAAGATGGCAGAAGTATTATTAATTACGAGAGATGATGTTGTAAAGTTTACTGCTATGAATGGCAACGTGGATACAGACAACTTTATACAATGGATTAAAGTAGCTCAAGATATTCACATTCAAAACTTCTTAGGAACTCGTCTTTTAGACAAGATTAAGACGGATATTGAAAACGATGATTTGACAGGTGATTATTTATCCCTTACAACAACGTATATAAAGCCTATGTTGATACATTGGGCTATGGTTGAATACTTACCCTTTGCAGCTTATACAATCGCAAATAAAGGGGTTTATAAGCATAATTCAGAGAATGCCACAAACGTAGAAAAAAACGAAATCGATTTCTTAATTGAAAAAGAAAGAAGCATAGCTCAACACTATACAGAAAGATTTATAGATTACATGAGTTTTAATATGAATTTATTTCCAGAGTACAATCTTAATTCAAACGGAGATATGTACCCAGATACTAATAATAATTATTTTGGTTGGTTTATATGAAAAAACGGTACAATCCAAAGCAAGAAAACATAAAGAAGTTACAAATATATTTAAGTAAAATAAATGGCGAACGTAAAGATAAGTCAACTAACAGCAAAGAACGCAACGCTTGAGTATAACGATAGATTGCCTATCGCTGATTACAATGGTAGTACATACGACTCAAAGTACGTTACAGGGGCTGAAATACAGCAATTAGCTCATTCTAATGTAACAGACGATACTACACTTGCTTTAAATCAGTCTTACAAGATTGTTGAAATGAATGCAGCGACTGCTAAAACGATTACAATACCTTTGAATTCTAATATTGCTTTTCCTATTGGAACGGTAATTTATGTTTATCAAATGGGAGCTGGACAAGTAACTATTTCACCCGCTGTTGGTGTAACTTTAAGAAGCTACAACAGTGAATATAAGACAAAAGGACAATATTCAGTTATAACATTAAGAAAACACGATACCGACAGTTGGTATATGTGGGGAGATAAAACAGCGTAATTATGGCAAATAGTAACGGATGGGGTGATGGTGCAGCTAACAACGCAATAGGTTGGGGACAAGGAGCAAACAATGCTATTGGTTGGGGTGATATTCATGCAGATAGTTGGGCGGGTTTAACGGATATTTCAGGATTGCCAACAACTGATCCCGATGCACAAGCATTTATAACAGCTGCTTCAATTACAGACCCTACTCAACAAGCGGCTATTAATCAGTTAGTAATAGGATTAAAAGCTGATAATTTGTGGACTAAGACAAAAGCGATTTATCCTTTTGTTGGTGGAAGTGCTACAAGTAATTCTTACAACCTTAAAAACACAGCACAATATCAATTATCATTTAGTGGAGGCGCAACACATAACTCTAATGGATATACGGGCGGAGTCAATGGATATGCAAATACAGGATTAAATCCAAATACAGCATTTAGCACAAATGATTCTTTTCATATGTCTATTTATTCGAGAACAAATAGTTCATTAGATGGAGCTGATTTAGGTGGTGCGAATGGTTCAACAAGAACTGATTTATGGTTAAAAGCTGCTGATGGAAATTGTTATAATAGAGTTCATTTAAACGGAATAACAGCTGCTAATGCTAATAGTACAGGTATATATATTTCAACAAGAAATTCAAGTACAAGTTTAAAATTATTCAAAAACAATTCTCAATTGGGAAGCACATATACAGGAGCAAATGGATCAAGGCTTGATGTTAATGTGTTTTTAGGAGCATATAATTTAGGAGGCACACCGTCTTTTTACACGCAAAGAAACTATGCTTTTGCTTCAATAGGAGATGGTTTAACTGATACAGATGTAAGTAATCTAAACAATCGAATAAATACTTTTAATACAGCACTTAGTAGATAATATGAAACTAACAGATTTAACAACAGAACAAAAATTAACCTATGTCGGACTATTGACAGAGGTACAAAAAGACGAATTAGTAGGTCAATGGTATGCACCTGACTCTTATTTTAATCCTATTCAAGACTTGAATGATAATTGGGTTATATCAGTAGAAGAAATGGAGCAGTGTGTTAATCGTGATTATCTTTGGGTTAAAGACCTTGACTTGATTCCTTACGAGCCAAAACCAACCCCGCCACCTTTTGAAAACTAATTAAACTATGATACCTTTAACAAATCAAATTTTAGAAGTAGTAAAAAAACACGGAGCAATCGGTGTACTTGCATTATGGTTAGGATATACACACTTTGAGGTGCAAGATTTAAAAGTCCGTCTTTATAACTGTTTAGAAAAAGAATCAGTTACAAAAGATCAACAACAACCAATTGCACCAATAAAAGACACAGCGATTATAAGCTACGAGTCTAAAAAGAGAAAGCAAGAAGTATTACACTACGATGCACCTTAAAACTAAGTTATGAGCAACGTTAAAAGTTACACAGATAATCAATTATTAGCACGAGTAAAAGCAATGCCTAACTACAAAAGTATTCCAAGTGGTTTATGGTTATTATTTGTTCGTTCTAATGAAGACGGTAACGATCAGTTTGACGATAAATGTTACGTTTGGATAGGTGAGAAATTTCAGTTCGTAACTTCATGCACTACAAACAAAGGCAATAAAGGAACCGCGGTAATGGAAGCTGACCTTTGGAATTACGATGCTTATTCTTACGGGCTTCATAGAGGCAAAATGGAGGCACTTAGACAACGTAAAGGTGTTCCATATAGACGCGACTTCACAAACGATGGTAAAACGAATCCTACAACAGAAATAAAAACGGATATTATTTACATGAATATTCACGGAGCAACTTATAATAAAGGCAGCCAACAAGTAGCCACTAAAATAGGCGGTTGGTCAGAGGGTTGTTTAGTATTGAATAATAATCCAGACTACGAAAGAATGGTAAAAATGGCAAAGGACTATCCAAGTGTTTCAATATGTTTAATTAACGAGTTTTAAAATGGCAAAGAAAAAAATTAAAATAGATACAGATAACTTCGACATGGATTTAGAAAAAGACGGAGTAAACTTGAAAGTAGATATTGACACAAAAAACGTGGACGTAAACATAGTTAAAAACGAATTGACGAAAGAATTTAACCTTGACGGTAAGAATATTGACATTCACGTGAAAAAATCCCCTGAAGGTTTGGAGGTGAAAGTCGATGCTAAAGGGGGTTTCTTTAAATTATTAGCAAAAAGAATCGTTAAATTTGTTTTGAAAAGATTTTCTAAGTAGATTTGTAGGCATTCTTCATAATGCTTTGTTTAATTAACCTCTGTTTCGGCAGGGGTTTTTTATTTTTATGAAACTTTTTTTAAAATATTTCGTATAGATTGGTATTATATTAATAATTTATATTAATTTAGCAGAAAATAATTAAACAAGTTTTATGAAAAAACGAACAGGAATCTTAATTACATCGGTTGTATCTTTGATAGGATATAATTTTGAAAGCTATTTTTTAATGGGGTTGGGTATATTTTGCCTAACTTTAGTATTAATCTCTAAAACTAAAAAACATGAAATCAACTAAACAAGAGAATGTGTATTATCCACACAGACCGAATATCACTTATTTGAAGCGTAAATGGAAAACTAAAATTTGTGCTGAAGACAAAGGAGGAAGTTTTAACGAAAAGTTATACCTTGATTATTTAGAAGCAATCTCAAATCCTACAAAATGAACTGGCAAATTAAGCAAAAACGAACAAAGGAAGTTCACATCAAGTTAGAGTGGACAGAAAAAAGCGATTTAACGCTAATATTAAGCGATTTAAAGGACTTAATTAGCTCGGGAATAGAATCACACCACGGAGATAAGAAAAGCTCGGAGAATGAAGATAAATGGCATAAATTTGAATTTACACAATTTTACCATGAGTTACGTCCTATTGAAGATTATAGTTCAGTTGAAAGAGATATAAACGGAGAATTGAAACTTGTAATAAAAAGTAAGGTATGATTGAAGAAGCTAAAATGGCGTTATTGCTTTTTGGAGTTGGGTTTTTAAGTATTTGTATTGGATTGATATATAACTACTTTAATGGAAAATCTAATTAAAGAATTGTATTTATTAAAAGTTCCTTTTGCTGTTGTAATATCAGAGGAGATTCATGGTACGTGTTTTAGTATCGTTTATCGCAGAATTGGAATACAATCAAGGCAGCTATCAAATGACGAACGCAAATATTTTAATTCTATAAAAGAACACGGACGTAAAATCAACTACGGATACGAGGGCAGTATATACGAGTATTTTAACTTTAAAGCAAGGCTTGATCTTAAAGTAAGGCACCAATTTATTGAAGGATTAAATTACGGGAGAAAATGAAAAAAAGAATGAAGAAACGCAGAAATCTAACAAGGTTTAGACACCAACCATTGACGGTAAGGAATATGAGAGTAGAAAAATACTGGAAAAGAAAATTAATAAAAATTTGGATAAACAACGAGTTTGATTAAATAATTATTTGTATATTTGTATTCGAGTTCATCCTACATTATAAACTCGATAAGGTATTATTGACCCTTTGAATGAATGTGAGGTAGGATGCACAGGATTTCAAGGGGTTTTTTTATTTATTTAAATTTTAAGTTATGGCAACTATTTATTTTAACAATGGAAAAGAAATTTGGACTTCATTAACAATTGAAGAATTAAAAAAAATTAAAGTGGATTCAAAAGATTTTATAGAAATTAAAAGCGAACAAATTATTTGCGATGAATATAACCATATTCAGGTTAAACATCAAAGAAATTATTTTATTAACTTAAATAATATCTCACACATTGAAGAAAATGTATCTAATTATTTAGGAGATGAGAAAAACATTTAATTTTTATCGTAGCTATTGGAACGTAGCAAATGAATTAAACGACAAAGACCGTTTAGCATTTTACGATGCTTTAATGAAGCGACAATTTACTGGTGTTGAAACTGACTTAGAAGGTATGGTTAAATTCGCTTATCTTTCTCAAAAGCATTCTATTGATAGGCAAATTGAAGGTTACGAAAATAAAACTAAAGAACCTTTACAAGACCCTACCGAAGGGGGTACGCAAGGGGGTGTTGAAGCCCCTACGGTACAATTAAAAGAGAAAGAGAAAGAGAAAGAAGAATCTATTATAGTTCCTTTTCAGGAACGTGTAAATAAATTTTTGAATTGGTTTAATGCTGAATTTACAAAACACGGGAAACCTCAAACCAAATTTAGAACCTTAAACAACCAAACGGAAAATAATTTAAAAAAGTTATTGGATAAATACACTACTGATGAATGGAGTTTAGCTTTTGAAAATATGATTAATAACGTTTGGGTAATAGAAAATAAAAATGCAACACCCGATCATTTTTTAAGACTTGCTAATTTTGAAAAATACTTAAATCAAGTTAAATTACAAGAAACAAAAACAGCTAAAAACACATTTGCATGGAACAGATAGACGGATTTAAAATAACAGAAACTTCTGATGTTATAGGTAAGATATTTAAACACAGAGATAATTACCATAAAAAAGGAAAGTATCTTGGATTTGATAATATGGATAAGCATTATTCAATGAGTTTAGGAAACTGTACTGATTGGACTGGATTTCCTATGAGTGGTAAAACACAAGTATTAATGGAATGCTTAATGAATACTTCAAAGTTTTATGGTTGGAAGCATTTAGTATATTTTCCTGATGTTGGAAATAACATTGAAATATTAGCAGATTTATTACACAAAAAAACTGGAAAAAGTTTTGATCCTAATGCACAAAATACAATTACTGATGCTGAAATAACACGTGAAATGGATTGGGTATTGAATCATTTTAAAATATTAACACGAAAGAACACAAAAGGAAAAATTACACCTAAGCAATTTTGGGAATTTGCCGTTAAATTAAAAAGTGAAGACGAATTACATACAGCCTCAATAGATAGCTGGAAAGATATGAATCACGAATATGAAAAACACGGAGGTTATGCCCAATATTTAGAATATATTTTACCTTTGAGAAATTATTTAGCGGAAGAAAACAACTTGCATTTTCATACAATTATACACCCTAAGTTGACTGAAAAGGAAAACGGAAAAAGAAACGCACCAACACCACATGATTTAAAAGGTGGTAGTGAATGGTTTAATTCAGGTAAATGTATGATTACAGTACACCGCGAAAATCCAAGTACAAATGAAGTGCAAATTTATTTTAATAAGATTAAGCCACGATCGATAGGTGAAGTAGGGGAAATATTACTACGTTTTGATAAAAGTAAATTTGTGTATTACGTTGACGAATGGCAAGGCAATCAAAGTTTTAATAAGTACGCAGAAGAAAGAATTGAATCAAATCAATTTCCTAAACAACCCGAACAAATAATAGATAAAGACGGACAATCAGCCTTAAATTGGGGTGGTGGTTTAATGTCAGCAAGTGAAAAGATTAGATTAGCAAACGAAAATCCATTTTAATATGAGCCTCGAATTAATAAAACGCAAGTCAGGAATGAACACGCTTTACTGGAGATTAAAGTACAGTCTTGACGAAATACAAGAAAAACACCCTGAAAGAAAAGACATAATTGGTCCAATGGAAGAAAGCATGAAAGAAGTAGCTGCGGTTGTTGAATATTTAACGCATTGTGAAAAGGTTTATCAAGCTACGGAAAGACGAAGCCACAGATTAGAATTAGAAAACTTACAGCTTAAACAAGAAAATAGAAGTTTAAGCGAACATTTAAAAACCTTAATTAGTGGAGAGATATGACACGAGAAGAAAAATGCAAATTAGCAATAGAAAGAGGATATACATATAATCCTGAAACTGGATTAGTTTATAATAAGTTTAATAAAAAAATAGGACATTTATTAAACGGAATAAGAAATAATGGTTATGTTTCATTTTCTATGCTTGTAAATAAAAAACCTTATAATTTATATGCTCATCAATTTGCTTGGTATTGGGTTTATAAAGAATGTGTTGAACAAATAGACCATATTAATGGAATAAGGGATGATAATAGAATATCTAATTTAAGAAGTGTTACAGGCAACCAAAATCAATGGAATAGAACCAAAGCAAAAGGTTATCATTGGTTAAAAAACAATAAAAAATGGATGGCTGAAATTAGATTAAACAAAAAACATATTTATTTAGGTTTATATAATACCGAAGAAGAAGCAAGAAACGCATATTTACAAGCTAAAGAAAAATACCATATTATATGACAAAAACACGAAAATGTAAGTACTGTAAAGCACAATTTCAACCATACACAACACTACAAAAGAACTGCTTCGAACCTGATTGTGTAACAGCATGGATTCAAGAAACAAAAGAAAAGAATTGGAAAAAGAAAAAAGCTAAGTTAAAAATGGACTTAATGACAATTCAAGACTACATAAAATTAGCTCAGCAAGTATTCAACAAGTGGATAAACCTACGAGATAAAGGATTACCTTGTATAAGCTGTGGAAAGCCAATTAACGGACGCGTAAACGCTTCGCATTACTTTAATGCTAACAACCATTGGAATGTTCGTTTTAATGAATTTAACGTCCATTCATCTTGCATTACGTGCAACCAATATTTGAGTGGTAATTTAATCGAGTACAGAAGTAGATTAATTAACAAAATAGGAATTGAACAATTAACACTTTTGGAGCTGGAGGCTAATAAAACACGAAAGTTCACAATAGAAGAATTAAAGCAAATAATTAACACCTATAAATTAAAGATTAAACAACATGAATTATAAATACATTTCAAAGATTTATGTAAAGCACCCTAAAATGGAGTACACATATTTTATCATAAAAGCACCTAAGACTAAAAAATATCTTAAGTGTTTTCGTAAAGAAAAAGATGCTATTGAATATTTACACCAATATGCAAATGAAAATAATATTAACGAATTTAATTTATTAAAATGATTACAGGATTTGAAACATATACCCATGAGTTAACTAATGAAGAAATGGAAATTTTACCTTTGGTAATGCACGGATTTAGACACTACAAAAAGACGAACCCAATAAAGGCAGAGTTGATTGTATCTCGAATGAATATATTTCTACATGAACACGGATATAAAATTAAAATGAGCCAACCTCGTTTACGCAAAATGGTTAACTACATTCGCACAAATGGACTCATGCCGTTGGTTGCAAATTCTAATGGATACTTTACAACTGATTGCAAGGTAACTATCCAAGAACAAATAACAAGCCTTCAGGAACGAGCTAATAGTATTGAACGATGTGCAATTGGTTTGCAAAAATTTCTGTAATTTTTTTTTGAAGTATTGTTATATTAAAAATTATTATTAAATTTGTAGAAATTAAACAAAGTAATTATGAAACATTTATTTAAAAGTCTGGCAGCGTTCCAGCAAGAAGTGAAGGTAATTCACAAAGCAACTCAAGGTTATGGATATTCTTATTCGGATTTACCAAAGATATTTAGCGAGATTAATCCATTGTTACAAAAACACGGATTAGGCTTTACGCAACTAATTAATTCAAAAGACGGATT